AGCAACACGCCGCGGCAGAACCGCTATTGCTTCCTGCCGGACTTCTGCATCGGGCTCCTGCTGCAGGACAACCGCATCATCGCCAACCCGGCCTGGAGCGAGTCGGGCGGCAACATCGCCGGCGGTTCGGTCGGCCGGCTGCTCGGCTTCGAGATCCTCGAGTCGAACAACCTGCCCAACACCGCCGGCGACGACTATCTCGCGCTGGCCGGCCACTCGATCGCGATCACCTTCGCCGATCAGTTGACCGAGACCGAGGCCTACCGTCCCGAGCGGCGCTTCGGCGACGCGATCAAGACGCTCTACGTCTACGGCGCCAAGGTCGTCTATCCGCAGGCCCTGGCCACCGCTGAGGCCTCCATGACCTGAGATCGCTTCGACCCGGGTGCCCCGCGTGGGCGCTCGGCTCGCCCCGCAAGGGAGAAAGGAGCCCATCGTGTCACGCACAGCCATCACCGTGATCGCCCCGGCGCTCAACGCCGCCGTGGTCGACACGCCCCCCGACATCGACCAGGCGAACGGCATGTACGTCCCGGCGAGCGTCCCCACGCGCGACGTGCTCGTGCGGGTGCTCAACTCGACCGCAGGTGCGAAGAACGTCACCTTCAAGGCCGGCGACAACCCGCCGGCGCTGGCAGCCGGCCAGGGCGATCTGGTCGTCGCCATGGCGCAGGATGCCGTGAAGTTCGTCCACTTGGAGTCGGCGCGCTTCCTGCAGTCCGACGGCACCATCGAGGTCGACTTCGAAGCCGGGATGACCGGCGAGATCGCCGTTATCCGCAAGCTACGGAGCAGCTGACCATGACCGTGCTGGTGAAGGTCCGGGGCGAGAGCGCCTACGAGCACGTGCTCGACCTCGACAAGAACCCGTGGGCGCGCGAGCGCATCGCCACAGGCTCGCTGCAGATCGTCGAGGAGCTCGACGGGCTGCCGGCCGACCCCTGGGCCGAACAGGCACCAAGGCGGGGCCGCAAGGCCAAGGACGCCGAGACGCAACCCGCGCCGGAGCCCGAGCCCAAGAGCGACGCAGACGTCAAGCCTGTGGCGTCGGAGCCCGAGGGCGGCGCATGAGCCCCTGGTACAGACTGCCGCACGCCGACTCCGTGATCTGGCGCGACGAGGAGCGTGCGGACCTCGAGCCGGCCGATGAGCCGGCGTGCGAGCACGACCGGCTTGCGCCGAAGGACCAGGACGACGACGAAGACGCGGATGCCTAGATGGCAGCGTCCTACGCGACAGCCGAGGAGTATGCGACCTGGTCGGGTGAGCCGGCACCGACGGACATCGCCCGGTTGCTGGCTCGCGCGACCGAGCTCATCGACTCGATCGTGACAGCGTCGTTTCTCGTCGACGAGGAGACGGGACTGCCCGTCGATGAGGACGTGGCGCGCTCGCTGCGTGACGCGACCTGCGCCCAGGTGCGCTTCTGGGTTGAGGTCGGCCATGAGCACGACATCGACGGTCTGGCCGGCAGCGCCTTCGCGGTCGGCGGCTTCTCCGGCAAGCGCGCGCCGAAGACGGCTCCTCAGGCCGTGCGCATCCTACGAGGGGCGTCCCTGCTGTGAGCATCCCCACCGCGCTGCTGCGACAGACGGTCACCGTCGAGACCTACACCGGCGAGAGCGCGACCGGGCCGCTCTTCGACCCCGAGATCGCCACCTACCCCGGGCGCATCCGCCCGAGCCGACGCTGGGTGAGCAGCGCGAGCGGCGATGCGGTGCTCGGTGACGCCGTGCTCGATCTGCGGCCTGAGGCGGTGATCGACGTGGGCGATCGAGTGACGGCCGAGGGCGAGGTCTACCGTGTGGTCGCGGTGGCCGAACAGCGCGGGCTGACACGGTCGGAATACCTCGAGGCGACCCTGAGCCGGAGCGAGACGTGACGATCGTCCGCGATCATCGCCGCGAAGTCCTGGCCGCCATCCGCAGGGAGGCGGCGCGTGCGCTCAACGACGGCGCCGGTGAGCTGCTGCGCAAGGCGAACCAGACCGTGCCCATCGAGGAGCACGTGCTCGAAGAGTCCGGGCATGTGATCCCGGCCACGCCCGAGCGGACGATCGCCGGCGTGGGCTACGGTGGCGAGGCGTCCGCCTACGCCCTGCGTCAGCATGAGGACACCACACTGCGCCACGACCCAGGGCGCGAGGCGAAGTGGCTTGAGAAGACCTTCAAGTCCGATGGCAAGCGCGTCCTCGAATGGGTGGGCGACCGGATCCGCAGGAGGTTCGCATGATCTCCCGCGCCCTCGCCAAGCACCTGCACGCTGCCGAGCTTGCCGTCTACGCACCGAACGATGCAGCCGGCAACTGCTTCCTTGAGCACATGCCGGCCTCACCCGACGCTGCCCTGATGATCCTATCGACCGGTGGCAACCCGACGCCGGCGGCCAGCACCTGGGGCTACGACGAGCCGACGTTGCAGCTGCTCGTGCGCGGCGCACCCAACGACCCTGCGACGCCGCAGGCGTGGGCGAGAGAGCTCTACAGCGCCACCCAAGGCCTGCGCTACGTGACCCTCGATGCCGGCGGCCCGGACGAGGTCTTCCTCGTGCTCTGCAGCTCGCCGCAGACGGCGCCGGTCAACATCGGCAGCGACGAGAAAGGCCGCTACCGCTACTCGCTCAACCTCGCCCTGCACGTGCGGGCGGCAAGCGAACACCGAGACTAGGAGGCATCCTCATGGCCGGTACCCCGGACAAGGTCCTCTCGCGCGACTTCGAGATCAAGGTCAACACCGGCACTGTCGAGGTGCCCATCTGGACCAAGATCAACGGGCTCGACGAGGACGGCATCACCATCAAGCCGACGTCGCGCGAGACCGACTTCGCCGACGCCAACGACGAGGGTTTCGCCAAGCCGGTGATCATCGGCCGCGGTTACTCGGTCAGCCTCAAGGGCGCCCGCCTGGAGGCCAGCGACGACGGCACCCGCGATCCCGGCCAGGCTGCGGTCGAGGCGGTAGCCGACGCCACCGGCTACGCCGCGCGGCTGCAGTTCAAGATCACCAGCCCGGCGGCAGCCACGCCCGAAGAGCTGACCTTCCTAGCCTCGGTGGCCGAGGTCGGCACCATCGGCGGTGGCGAGAAGTCCGCCTGGACGGCGGAGCTGAAGGGCTACGGGCAGATCGCGAGGACCTGAGCATGGCCCACCGATTCCTTGACTTCGACGCCGCGCTTGCCGAGGCGGACGAAGAGCCGGTCGTCGTGCGCTACCTCGGCCGCGACTGGGAGCTCTACCCTTCACTTCCGGCCAAGCCGGTCCTGCGCATCCTGCGGCTGCAGGCTGACGGGGCCGCCGCAGGGACCTTGAGCTACGGCGAGATGCTCACCTTCCTGACCGAGCTGGTGCCGCCCGAAGTGCTCGATGCCTGGCTTGAGCAGCACATGACGGTCACCCAGATGGCCGACCTCATCCGGCGCGTGATCGCCATCTACAACGGCCAGGAGGCCGATCCGCAGGAGACATCGGGGGAAGCGGCGAGCCCCAGTACCTCGAGCACTGGGGCGCCCTCGAAGCCGACTACGCCCGCGAGTATCGCATCGACCTGCCCCGAGCCATCTGCGACGGCATGAGCTGGCGGCGCTTCTGTGTCCTGACGAGCGGCCTCTCGCCGCAGGCGCTCTATCGTTGCTTGACCAGCTCCCGGGCGCAGGCCCGCCGTCCGCTGCGCGCGGCTGACGCCGGCGCCTTCTTCGCCTCCTTTCCGAAGGCGGGCGAGTGATGCTCACGGTGGCGGAACTGGTGGCCACGCTGGGGCTCGACGACCGCGCGCTTGAGCGCGATCTCGGCCGCAGTCTCGACCGGGCCGAAGGACGCGTGAGCCGCTTCGGCGGCGCTGCCAAGGCGGCTCTGGCCGCCGGTCTGGGCGGCGGCCTGGTGATGCTTGCGCGCACCGGCTACCAGGAGGTCATGGACGCCGCCCAGGTGCAGGCGCAGATCGAGGCCGGCCTCAAGAGCACCGGCGGTGCCGCCGGTGTCACCAAGGAGCATCTCGAGGAACTGGCCGCTGCGATCCAGGACTACAGCGGCCAGACCGACGACTCGATCGCGCAGTCCGAGGCGCTGCTGCTGACCTTCACGAACATCAAGAACGTCGGCGCCGACCGCATCTTCGACGAGGCCACCAAGGCGGCCGCTGACATGGCCGCCAAGCTGGGGACCGATGCTTCCTCGGCGGCGATGCAGCTCGGCAAGGCGCTCAACGACCCGGTCAAGGGCCTCACCGCCCTGCGGCGGGTCGGTGTCTCCTTCACCGAGGAGCAGCGCAAGCAGATCAAGGCGATGGTCGAGGCGGGCGACATCATGGGTGCCCAGAAGATCATCCTGCACGAGCTCCAGGTCGAGTTCGGCGGGGCTGCCAAGGCGGCCGGCGAGTCGCTGCCGGGGCAGCTCGAGCGGGCGAAGCGGGCCTTCGAGGACGCCTCGCAGGAGGTGATGAGCGGGCTGGCGCCGGCGCTCGGCGACGCCGCTGGCCTGATTCGGGAGCTTGCGCCGGCCGTCCCGACGCTGGTCAAGGTGGCGGGTGCATTCACTGCCCTGTGGGCGGCCGTCAAGGGCTACAAGCTGCTGAAGGACGGCTACGCCATGATGCGCGACTTCATCGGCCTGACCCGTCGCAGCCTGGATGCAGTGCTCGATCTCGGCGGCGGGCTGCGCGGTGTCGGCGGCGCCGGGATGGGCGCCGGGCGCGGCATCGCCGCCTTCCTGGGCAAGGCCGGCCTGGTGGGTGCTGCCCTGGGTGCGTCTTCGGTCGCCGTCTATGAGGCGGTCAAGGCGTTCCAGTCCTACCGTGAAGCGGCGCAAGAGGCGCAGGCTGCGGCCGACAACGCTCTCGCCACTCTCGACAAGGCCGTCAAAGCCGGCAAGACCAAGACGTGGGGTACGGCCGAGGGTCCGGCGGGATCGCAGTCGGCCGAGGAGATCCGCAAGGCGATCGAGCGCGATCGCGACCTGACCGACTGGTGGAACCCGTTCTCGTGGTTCGGCGACGGCGGCACCCTGAAGGTCAGCAAGCCCACCGTCATCGGCGTCGGAGAGAAGGGTGAGGAGATCGTCGAGATCACGCCCACGGGGCGCGGCACCAAGGGTGGCCGCAGCACCGTGATCCACATCCATGGCGTGCCTTCGCGGCGCCAGCTTGAGCAGCTCAAGCGCGATCTGGCCAGCGTCGACATCGGCGGCTACTGATGGCACTCTCGGCGATCCTCGATCCGGCCGGCGCGGCGATCGCCTTCGCCATCCGCGACGACGCGGCCTTCGGGCGCGTCCTGGCCGAGCTTGTGCGCATCAAGCAGGGTCGCTACGGCGTGCCTCGCGTGGTGGCTGTCGATCGCAGCGAGCCGCGTACCCTGCGGCTGCCGATCATCATCGACAAGCACGGCCAGGGTGTGGGCGCAACGACGGACGCCGATCTGGCGGCGGCCGAGCTGGCGACGATCGACCGGCTGCTGGCACGCTCCTCGTCCCTGTACGTCAAGGATGCCGCCCTGTCGCGCGGCATCACGCTGCGCACTCTGCCGAGCCCCGGCAGCGAGGTCCAGAGCGATCCGAGCGCACGGGTCGTCGCCGGCGACGGCGTGCTCTTCGCGACGCTCGAGATCGTCTGCGAGCCCTACGCCTACGGCAGCGCCCAGACGCTCGTGGGCGGTATCGCCACCGCCCTTCCAGCGCTGATCGACCTCTCGGCCATGGGCGGCTCCTACGAGACACCGCTTTCCTACTCGCTGGCGCTCGCCGACATGCGCCAGGTCTTCCTGGGCCTCATCGAGGAGGAGTACGCCTCCTGGACGGGCTGGCTCATCGACGCCAACGACCTCGCCTGGGACACCGGCAGCTCCCTGAGCGATGCCAACGCCGCCGGCGGCATGGCACGGCGCTCGGCCGCCGGCGGGGCGATGAGCGCGGCGATCGACACGAGCGCCTTCCCCCGCGGCGAGTACGCCTTCCTGGCGCGCCTGCGCGTCACCAGCGGCAGCGCCGAGGCCTACTGCAACACCCTGGGCAGCGATGAGGCGGTCGACCTCACGCTGGCCGACTGGCGCTGGATCAAGCTCGGTCACATCGTCTGCCCGACACGACGCACGCTCGGCGCCGGCAGCGCCACCACGACGATCACCATCGACGCCGGCTCGGGCGCCTATGCCTGGTGTGACCGCATCGCCTTCGTGCGCAGCCAGGCCGGCTACCTCGAGTACGACGGGCCGGCGATCGACGCCTTCGCCGGCGACGGCGAGCACATCTACGTCGACGGCCTGGCCGACTACCGGCACGTCCTCGGCGGCACCCTCTACGCGCTGCGCGGCCGCCTGGCGGCGATCGTCGAGACCGACGGCAAGTCGGGGCCTGCGCTCTCACCGGTCCTGGCCCTGAGCGCCGAGAGCAGACACAACCTCTGGAGGTAGGCACATGACCTGGTACTACTCGGGCGGCTCCGCGAACAGCGACCCGAACGCTTCGCTCGGCGGCGCCAAGAGCAGCGTCTCCGTGGGCACCGGCCTCAACGGCCTGTTCGACGATGTGAGCGGCGCCGAGAGCGAGGCCGGCGATACTGAGTATCGCTGTGTCTACTACATGAATGAGACCGGGGAGACCATCTATGACGTTCACGTCTACATTCTCAGCCAGCCGAGCGGCGACGATTCCTTCCAGATTGGGAAGGATCTGGCGGGCAAGAACGCGACCGCCGACACGGTAGCCGATGAGGACACGGCGCCTGACCCAGCGGTGACGTTCGCCACGGCGCCTGATTACGACAACGGCATCGACCTAGGCGACCTAGCCGACGATGACTACTACGCGATCTGGGTGAAGCGCATCGTGCCAGCTGCAGCCACGGCGAGCACATCGTCGTGGACGATTCGGGCGCGCGGTCAGTAACGCCGCCGGAAGGGCCTGAACGATGCCTGTCGTTGCGATCACCGCAACCGGCGTTGCCGGCTACGACCTCGCCTACATCGCCCCGGGCGCGTCCTGGTCGGCGGTTCGTGACGCCGCCAGTGGCAGCTTGGCCGACGACGAGACCTGGCTCGGAGCGCACGCCACCAAGTCGGGCTCTAACTACTCCTGCTATCGCAAGCTCATCTGCTTCGACACCTCGGCGATACCGGTCGGAGCCTACATTCGGTCAGTCAAGCTCAAGGCATACCTGATCGGCTTCAACGGCACCGGGCAGTACATGGACCTGGTGACCACGGATCTGACGAGCGCCGGGTTCGTCAACACCTCCGACTATGCCATCTCGCATTTTGGCACGACCGCGCTGGCGCAGTGGCCGAAGACCGGCACCGCGAACCAGCCCTACGAGCAGACCGTCACTGGCCTGACCATCGTTTGCGGTGGGACCACTGTGGTGGGTTGCATCGCCGAGCAGGACCGCGCCGACTCAGCGCCCAGCGGTGACAACTGGACGCACTGGCACGGCCCTGGTGCAAGCGCCAGCTATCGCCCCGTCCTGACTATCGACTACACGCCGCCTGATGACCTCGACGGCAGCCATCGCATCCGCGGTGTCGATGACCTCGACGGCTCCCACAGGATCCTCTTCGCCTGGATCGATGAGGACCTGCCCGGCAGCCATCGGGTGCGCAGCTGGCACACCGAGGACCTCGACGGCTCGCATCGGGTGCTGGTCTGGATCGACGACGACCTGCACGGCTCGCACATGATCTGGTCCGCCGGCCTTCCCGCGGCGGCCCCGCGCGTCCTGCACGTCCCCAGGCTCTCGCTGCTGGTCGGGGATACCGAGCGCATCGACCTGATCGCCGAGGGCGCCGACGCTACCACCGTGCGCTTCGGCAACGCGGTCACCGGCGGCCACGGCGGCGCCTCGGTCGAGATCCCCAAGCGGCCCGCCCTGCGCGCCGTCAACGGCTTGGTGCGCGGCACGCCGGCACGGCTCTACGACGGCGCGGACCTCCTCTACCAGGGTGTCGTCAAGAAGGTCTCAGGCTCCGACGGCGGCGACGGGCGCAGCGTCACCCGCGTCGAGTTCTGCGGCCCGATGGACCTCGCCGACCTCGACGAGAGCTTCGCCTGGACGTGGGTCGACGCCGACTACGGCCTCTGGCAGGAGGTGACGCTGCCCACGGGCCCGTTCGAGACCTCCAAGGGCCAGTCGGGCACCTACGCCGAGTACGCGCCCCGGGACGCCTCCTGGGAGGTCCGCAGCGACGGTGAGCTGTTCATCGGCACCGTCGCCGGGTCGACCTACTACGGCGCTCCCTTCTACGTGCGCAAGCCCTGCCTCAAGCGCCTGGCCTACTGCCTCGATCGCCGGACCCTCTCGGAGTGGCCGTCGGGCAACGCCCTGCGCATGGGCAGGATCATGGCGATCGAGTTCGACTGGCGGGTGAAGCTGACGGCCAACTTCAAGGCCGAGGTCGGCACGGCCTACTACCCGTCGGCGCCCACCGCCACGATCGCTGTGGCCTGGACGAAGACGAACCTCACCGACGCCGGCTACGGCGAGCGGGCAGACCTCTCGGACGGCCCCTGCGTCTTCCTGCAGCTCTCCCACTACGCCCAGACGGACCACGTCGGCGCCGGTGAGTTCGTGCAGCTGCTGCACGTCCGCGTGGCGGTGCGGCCGGACGGACCCGCCTCACGCTCCTGGGCCTTCGGTGATGCCTTCCCGACGCTCCAGGACTGCTTCGCCGACCTGCTGAGCCTTGGCGGCGCCACGACGGTCGAGGCCGAGCAGATCAGCGAGGCGCTGCCGCATGCCCGCGTCGAGGGCCCGACCCTCAGCGACGCCTGCCAGGCGCTGGCCGACGCCGACGAGGACGAGGACGGCACCGGCCAGCCGCTCGAGTACGGCATCTGGGACGAGGGCCGCGGCGTCGTGCGCCGCCGGCCGCAGGATCCCGACGACCAGAGTCAGTGGCTGGCGATCGACACCGAGCGCGACGACGTCTCGGTCGAGGTCGACTACGACGAGGCGCTCGACGCCCCCGACTTCGTCGAGGTGCGCTACGCCTACCTCAAGACCAACCTGATCAGGCACCACAGCCCGGCCGAGGCCGGCTACTGGTCCGACCGCGGCCAGGACGACGATCGGCCCTACGACTGGAGCTTCGGCGGCAGCGGCACCTACGAGCACGATGTGGTCACCGTCGAGGGCCAGCGCCGCTACGCGATGAGGATCGGCCCTGGCACGTCCGACAGCGCGCATGCCATCTTTCCCGCGGGCGGCCAGTACCCGGTGGCGCCGGTGGGTGGCGGCGCCTCCCTGATCCCGCTGGTGCCGGGGGTGCCTATCAGGGCTCAGCTCTGGGCGCGGCGGACGGGCGACTCCTGGGGCCGCATGTACGTCTGGTACTTCTTCAACGGCGACCCGCGCGGCAGCGACACGCTGATCGCGGTCAACAGTGATGACTGGCAGCTGTGGCGCGCCGACTGGCTCACCGACCCCACGAGCGCCGCCAACGAGATGTACGTCCACCTGGTGATCAGCAGCGGAGCGACCGCCGATGAGGCGACCTTCTACTGGCGCAACGCCCAGCTCTACTACCTGATCCCGGAGGGCACCGAGCTCTCGGCCTGGTATCCCAACGAGCCGCCGACGTTCGGCACCCACACGGTCAAGACCTTCGAGCTCGAGCAGCCGGCGACCCTCTGGGCAGCGCGCAACTGCGCCCGGAGATACTGGCAGAGCTTCCGCCGCGGCGTCGGCAAGGGCACCATCGAGGCCAGGGGCGTCCTGTTCGACGTGCGCGGCCGCGAGGTGCCGGTCAGCCGCATCCGCGGCGGCTGGTGGGCCTCGATCGTCAACGACCCGCGCTGTAAGAGCCCGCTCTATGTCTCGAGCGTCGAGTGCTCCCCGGAGGGCCTTGAGGCCACCCTGGGCATCGGCGGCGAGCTGCCGCCCTGGTCGGACCGCCGACGTGCGCGCGAGCGCCCACGCTTCGGCCGCTATGCGGACTGGCGCGGCTTCGCGCCCCACGCGAGGAGGCGCAGATGAGCGCGGCACGCAGTGACGAGACACAGATCGACGTGCTGCTCTCCGGCACGCCCGAGAAGCGTGAGCGCTACGTGCTCGAGTCGCTCGCCGAGCTCAAGGTGCAGACGGCCTCGATCGCCCAGCACTGCCGCTACTGCAACGACGGCGGCCAGCTCGGCGACGCAGAGCAGGAGCACGTCAACTGGCTGATCCGCATCGTCGGCGCCAAGCTCTTCCTGCCGCTGGCCGTCACGGCCGGCAACGTGCTGATCACCCTCGCCCTGACCGGACGACTCTGAGGAGGTCCACCATGGCCAGCGACCCCAAGGCACCCGCCAGGAAGAAGCTGCTCGCCAAGGCGAGCAAGAAGGTCGTCAACGCGAAGACCGGCAGGCCCGTGTGGTACGACCGCTCCCGCGACGGGTTCGACTGGCGCACGCCGATCGTCGGCGCGCCGGCCCGCCGCCTGATCAGCGACATGAAGCGCCACTACGGCTGCAAGCCGGCCTACGGAGGCTGCAGCGGGTCCTTCAACGTGCCCTTCCTCAACCGGCTGGAGTCGGAGGTCCATCCCAAGGAGACGGCCGCCGAGCAGCTGCTCGAGGCCTGCGCTGTCTGGTACGCCAAGCGCGCCCAGACGCACTACTCCTATCCGCAGCACTCGGCCGAGCGCATGGACTGCCCGCCGCTGCCCGGCGTGGCGCCCTGGACCGACTGCTCGGGCATGGTCCGCTGCCTGTGGTGGCAGCTCGACCAGAAGCATCCCGGCGAGTGGCCCGACCCCGCCGGCGCCGCCTACGCGGTCTGGGGCAACTCCGACTCGATCATCGACCACTGCCGCAACTTCGGCGAGTTCGTCGCGCTGGGATCCGAGCGGACCGGCGACATCGCCTGCTACGTCGGCGGCGTCGGGCATGCCG